GTCTTAAGTCGGAGAGTATTTTAATTATCTTTTGCCTCATATTGTAAGTTTTTATTGATTAGTACAATGTCGATCATATCTTCCTCAGTAAAGCCGTAATGCTTGTATTTGTCGATAGCGTTCTGGTTAGACTGAATAACCCAAAAGATTTGACGGGCTGAATAACTGCTTTTATGAAGCCAAGATCTCAGTAATAAAGACCCCATACCCATATCCCTTAAATTCGGGTGAACAAACCAATATCTCAGGTATGATGTTTGCCCCTTATCTTCATAAATCAGAAAGGCAGTGCAGGAAGGGTTAATAAATACGGTACCCAGAGAGATAAACTGCTTAACCTCGTTTAAAGTCGGTATTCTTTCAGCGTACTTATCAAAGTAATTGTCAAGTAAATACTTGATATTCCCGGCATG